GGCTGGTGAGGCTGGCGACAACGGCGCTTAAAACGCCGCCGGTCATACTGATGTTGCTCATCACCCGGCCCGCATCGTGGGCGAGGTTGGTGCCGAAAATGCCGCGCAGGTGGCAGGCCATCACGTAGATGTCGGGCCGGTTGCCGCTGGTGTTGCCCAGCACACCGATGGCGTCCGTCTCTGGCGCTAGGCTGAAATCGCCGCGCAGGCCCTCAATCACGATGCTCTCGCAGGTGGGCAGCGAGGCCACAAGGCGCAGGCCCGCCACGCCCGCCGCGCCGGTGAGGTCGCCGCCCACCACGCGCACGTTTTTCCAATCCTCGATGGCCATGCGCCCGGTGCGTGGATTCGCGCTGCCATCCGGGATGCCATTGCCCGCGCCGCCGCCATTGTCGGGCGCGGCGATCAGAAGATCTTGCGACCCATCGCCCGCCAGCTCGGAAACCGTCACGCCATCGCTGTCGATCCGCGTGAACAGCCCGGTGATAGCCGGGATGCCCACGCCGCGCCCCGGATAGGCAGGGTCGTAATTGGTGCCCGGCTCCAGAGGGTTGACCAGCGAGGGCGGCACAAAGGCCAGCATCGTGGACGAGAGCCATGGGGCCGTGATGGCATGATTGCGCTGGCTGCGCATGGCGAAGAGCGAGCCAAGCATCAGATGCCGCCCGCCAGAACAGCATGGCCTTCGGCATCGACCCAGAGGGTGCCGAGGGCATAGCGGGCCGCCGAAGCCATGCTGCCATTGTCCGAATTGATCACCATGCCCGCGCCCGCCACGAAAGACACGGGACCAGCGCCCATTTGCGCCCATTGGCATTCCCAATTCGCGGGAAGATCGGCGGGAACCGTTACAGAGCAGGCCGATTGGAAAACAAGGCGATAGCTTGCGTGGGATGCATCGAGCGTGAGCGCGGCGGCATTGATGTCGAGGCGGATAAATCCGCCGGCTAAAATACTGGCCGAAAGCGCAACCTGCTTTCCGTTTTGCCATGCAGCCAATAGTTCGTCGCCCGCCAACGGCAATGTTGGCGGCGGATAGCTTTGAATAGTACCCATAATTACCTCAATTCGACCCACTGGACGAGCGTTGACGTGCCGTTGATACAGCCGACAGCATTGGCGAGCAGTGGGAGGTTGGTGATCTTCATTATCGGCCTTTCGCGCGCCAGAAGACTGGCTCATCAAAGTCATCACAGAACACGTTGAACTGGGTTAGGCTGACCTTGTTGCCACCGACCCTGTTGCCATTGGTGGCCGCATTGTTGGGTGTGCGGGCGGTGACTTGCAGGTTGACGCTGTTCAGATCGGTGAAGGGGATTGGGAAATCTAGCGAAGGCGGCGAGCTGCTTTCGCCTGCCACCACTTCGCCCCATTGCTCGATCATGCCATCGGGTAATTTTTGCCAATAGCCGTTGGCGTTGGAGCCGGAGGAAAAGTCTGCTGCGCTCAGTGGGGCAAAAAGCGCCTGAAGCGCAGTCAGAACCTGATTTCGCACCGTTTTTAAAAGTGGGATTCCGGCGGCGGCGGGGATCGCGGCCAGTTCCTCCTGCACTATATTCAGGAAATCGTGGGTGACCGTTGTTGGGGGTATTCCCGATGAAGGATCTCCACCGGTGAAATAGCCTTGCGTGCCGGCAGCTGCGGGCGCTGGCAGCACAGCAACTGCACTGTCAGAATCGATCCTGAACATAGGAACCTCTTAGGAATTGAGGATAAAAAGGATGTGGGCCGAGAAAGCCTGAAGTGCTGCGATCAGATCTGCGGGCGCTGTGCCATTAGCGTTGGCGAGCACAGTGATGCCGATCACAGAGCACCATTCTTCGCTGTAGACGGGCGCGCCAGCAGTCAACACATCAGCGCGCGCCGGGGCATAGCGGGTGATCTGAATGGTAAAGCCAAGTTGGGCGGCATAGGAGGTGATGAACGCAAGGGATGGACCATTGCCTGTGATGAAGCGGGCCCTGACCTGCGCCGCGCGTTGCGCGGTGCTCAATCCGCCAATGCTGTCGCCCAGCCCCAGCGTTGCCTCCCATTCAGGCAGAAGATCTGCAAAGTCTCCCGGTAGCGGCGCATCGAGGAGACCATCTACCACCCCATCTGCCCGCGCCATGACTCGCGAGAGCGCCAAAAGCACCTGAGCCTGGGCGGAGCCTGGCAAGAAGCGCCATAGACGCCCCAGCGGCATCAGCCGGGCAAATACCTCGGCATAATCCTGTGCTGTGCGAGCCATCAGACGTAAGCCACTGCACCGACAACGGGCAGCGCCAGCGCATGGGAGACAATATTGCCGATCGGGCCCGGCGCTATGCTGCCATCTGAACAGGACATCGCCGTGATCACCGCCCCCGCTGCCGAGGCGACGGAAGCCAGTGCTGCATTGATTTTGTCCAGATTGGTGGTGCCACCCGGCAGGCCATACGTTGACAGTGCATTTTGGAGCGCGGCAAGAATAGCGGCCTTGGTGGCGTCAGAGGGAGAGGAAAGGCCACTGATCGTGAAGTTCACGATATTCTGGTTGGGCGCCATGCTGTAAACGCGCGGGTCTGCCGGCTGCAGATTGGCCAGATAGTTCGCCAGAAGAAGCTGATCTCCCGTTGCCGTTGCATCGCGATCGTCATTGGCTGCAAGGCCAGTGGTACCTTGCGGAAAACCTCCATATGCGGCGCGCACTTTGTCCATCATGAACAGCACAACAACCGTGCCCACGCCATAGCCGCGCGGCACGCACCAGGCGCGGGTTACACCGGCCACTTCCAATGCCCAGTTCACATAGTCAGATTGCGAACCGCCTGCAGGCGTTGCCTGATAGGCATCGAGGACGCGAGCTTTGAAATCATCCTGTGTTTCGATATCCGCGCCGCCGGTCAGAGCCGTGGTCACGGTGCCTTCAGGATAGATCCCCGATATGCCGACCGAAAGATACATGGTGGTGCCGGTGGCCGTATTGCCATCGGCACCAGCGATCGAGGCGGAAAGTGGAACTGTGATCGTAGTCCCGACAACGCTAGCATCTGCGGTCGTGGTGAAGGTTGCTCCATCATTACGGGTGATTTCAGTTCCCGCTGCAATCGTGCCCGAACCACTTGCATTGAAGGAGACCGCCCCGTTCGATGCCTTTGTCGCAGGCTTGATATAGACGCTTTTAAGCGCTCCCCAGCCCGCAAGGAATTCATCTTCCGCCGTGAAGGGCACTACCTGCTTGGTCGCATAATCGATATGGCCATGGATGCCATCGGCCAGCCCTGCCATGGCCACACCGGCCACGCGCAAATTGGCATAGCGCAGCAGCGTATCAAGGCCGGGCAGATCTGCCGCAATGTCCCCTGCAACCTGATCGCGCAGCGTTGATAGATCGGGCCGGGCATAGGGCATCAGGCAAAATCCCAGAGATTGGAAAAGCGGATCGAGACAACACGCGCATTTCCGCGCACGATCTTGATGGTCAGCGTCAACATAGTGGCATCGATCCACTGCGCGCTCGCCTCGATGCTCTGCGCAATGCCATCCTGGACCAGCCAGGTCAGGGCATCCTGCGCATAGGTCACGGCGCGATCGCCCACCGAAGGCAGCGCTTTCGATCGCTCCAGCAGCCAGAGCTTTGAGCCCATAGCCGAATTGCCCCACCAGCCGCGGCGGTTAGTCGATCCATCGGGGATCGTGTCGTCAGGACCTGCTGCAGCATCGGTAAATAGGCTGATCAACACTGCCGTCGTCAGATCATTGATGAAATCAAGCGTGGTGGTGTCGTCGATAACGGCGCCCACCAGCAGACCATCCTGATCAGTGGTGACATTGCCCGATTCATCGGTCCAGAGCTTTGGATAAACAGGCTGAAAGACCCAGTCACCCGCGCCAATGGCGTTGTTCCAGCCCGAGATGAAATCGGTCATGCCAGCGGCACCGGTTTATCGCTTCTTGCGCTTCCGCGCACGATGCCACCATGATCATGGTCATTATAGGTATCGCGCAGAGCGACCAGAGCGACTTCATCGCCGCCAGTCAGAGCAGTGATTTCGCCAGCAGCCTTAAAGGTCCCGGTGCACTCGACTTCCGGAATATCCATCGTGAGCTTGCTGGCATTGTGGATGACGATCGGCAGCCCCGCCGCGCTGATCTCCAGACCATCGGCAGTGAGTTTGATGATGGTGCCGCGTATATCATACATGGCGGTATCGCCCGGCTGCAGGCCGATCGGGCGCGATGGGCCATGGTTGATGCCCAGCACCATCGAGCAGGCCCTCGATCCGCCGCGCCGCACCATGGCGACGCTTGACCCCAGCGGGGGAACGCTGGTGAAGCCGAACGCAAAGAACCGGGCCACACCATCGAGCACGCGCGCCATGAAGCCAGATCCGGCGGCATGCTCAGTGATTTGCAGCTGCTGCACCTGGCCGCTGTCATCAGCAGCTGTGACGGTGCCCACGCCGACCATATTGTCGATAGCACGATCGCTCATTGCGCATTCGCCGGAGTAACTTCTTTGAGCGCTTCGGTGTTGACCGGCACCAATACGATAGGCTCGGGCGTAAAGGCTGTAGGCGCCATGGCGATGATATCCGCCTGCGTTCCACGCTCATTGCTGAGGCGATAGGTGACCTGGGCGATGATCCATTGATCATTGGTGTTTGCGCCGGGCAGGTTGATGGGCACCAGCGTGTTGGGGCTCCACAGCTTGTCGCCATCATCGCGCCAGCTGTCGACGGTGGCATTGACGACATAGGATCGCCCCGCCCGTCGCGATGCCTCCCAATTAGCGCGCTTTTGGGTGAAGGCTTGCGCATCGGCAGCCACGTATTCGGTCACAAGATAGGTCAGTCGGTGGCGCGGCACGCCTTTGTCATTCGTGCGGTAATAGAAATCAGAACTGCCAATGGCACCCTGATTGTCGATGCTGCTGAAGGCGCAGAGGTAATCGGAAAAGCGCTGATCCATCGAACGCTCGACCGACCCGGCTTCGACATTGACGCCATAGGCAATGCCGCTCTTCGCCACGGTGCTGCCCACGGCGGCCAGCGCCAGGCGTCCCAGATGATCCTCATAGGCCAGCAGCCCGGCATTGCGCGCCACGCGCTGGATGATGTCGGCGCCGGTTTCGCCATAATTAAGCGGCCATTTTGAGATGTCCGGGCCCGGATCCGCACCATTCACCATCACGACATCGATATTGTAAGGCGCGGCAAGGCGCTTCGCGACGGTGAAGGCATTGCCGCCCACCATCTGGTGCGATTCCCATTCGGCGCCGCAATCGACCAAATCCTGCGTTTTGCCCCGGCCGGAGATCTCGATCTGATGATTGTTGGCATCGAAATAATTGCGCACGAAATCGATGTAGCCGGTGATGACGGTGTCATCGCCCAGCTTGACCACGCAGGATTGCCCTTCACGCGCGGGCCAATCCAGCGAGGATGGCATGCTGGCCTTGACCGAAAAGCTGGGCGGGAAGCCTTCCGCGCGCAGAGTGAGCTCGATCTCTTCCCAGCCGGAAAACTCCTTGCCGTTGGTAATCAAGGTGAGCTTGTTCAAGTCCGTTTTGGGCTTGCCCACCACCACGATATCCTGCGGACTGCTCATGATGACAGCGCCTGAAACGAAGCGGGAAAGAACAGCGGATGCGGCGGATCAACCTGCCCCACCAGCTGATCAGCCCGGGTGGCGTCACCATAGATTTGTTGGGCCAGCAGCAGAGCGGGCAATGGCTGGGCAAAGCTGAAGCTCTGCAGATCAGCCTTGGTTGCCGCCGCATTGCGCAGCATCGAGACAATTTCGGCCCGGCAATCGCGCAGGGCGGCATAGACATCATCCGCGCCGGCATCTGCCGCCAAAACCGCCAACGCATCGAGGACCGGCGCGATTTCGGCAATGCGCGCCGCCGCATCATCGGTGCTCGATGGCTGATAACGGGCCACAGCGTTGGTGAGCGCAGCAGCGGCGGCCTGCTGAACCATCCTATCGACGGCGGTCGAGGCGCTTGATGCCGCCCCCGCAAGGCTGGTGGAAAGCAATTGCAACAGGATGCGGATGGCGTCGGCTGGGTCGGCGCAGCAGTCGAGCAGCGCGTCGATCATATCGACGATGGCTGTGGCCAGATCGGTAATATCGGATAGATCGATGCTGGCGGCCAAATCGGTCACCGTCTGCGCCCGGTCGGTCACTTCTTGCCGCAGCACCGATCCATCGTGCGTCAGATCCAGTACCGTGGCGTCAGCGGAATAATTGCTGGCGTTTTTCCCGCTAAGCCCGCTGTTGGCGCCGCCGCTGTATCGCCCATAGGTATAATCAGTGGGCGCGACGAGATCTGCCACGATGTTGTAAAGCGCTGTGGCATTCTTGGCGAGCCAGAGCACCTTTGCAGTCCACCCGGCAAGGCGCCCCACCAGATCCGAACGAACCCCGGCAACGCTGAGCAGGCCAGTTGCCGAGGCAAGCAGACTGCTTGTCGTGAGAGGCTTCCCCGAAAGCAGGGTGGCAATCGTGGACTTGGCAAAGGCGACCAGAGCTTTTTTAAGGCGCGTTGCCTGTGGCGTGGCGGCTCGCTTAATGGTGACGCCACCAGATACCTTGTTGGTGGTGGCAGCGGTCGACACAACAGCGGCGGTCTGCTGGCCCGATTCAACGCATTCCAGCGATACGTCCGAATAGTTCGAAGCGTCCAGCCCCTCGCTGATCGAATAGCTATCCAGCGCCACGGTGAGCTCGCCCATGGTGGGGTGCTTGAGCGTGCCCGTTCCGGCCTTTTCGCAGGCTGCGATCAGGTCGGAGCGCTGCATATCGATGCTCTTGCCGCCCAGCTTCACAGCGCCATCGAGGACAAAGCCGCGCAGCATGAAGCGCCGCGTTTTCTTCCCCATATCCTGTGCCCAGCCAATCTCCTTGCCGGGATATTGGTGCACAGCAAGACGGCGGCCGCCCATGTTCGCTGTTTCGATGACAGCGAAAGGAACGCCACGAAATGTAGCGGGGGCAAGGGCCATAAAGCTATCCTGTCAGACGGAAATCAGTTGGCCATCGCGTGGCTGACGGCGCCGCGCCCATGACGAACTGTCGCTTTACTGCCAGTAGGTGCATTCGGCAGATGCACGGTCACATCAAGCTTTTGCGGCTCTGGGTTTGCCACGCGGCCGACATAATCGCGGGTTTCTTTGAACGGGATCCTATGGGCAAAATCGCCGCTCGAAATCTCACCTTTGCGGGGATCTCCAAGCGCACCGATCCATTTATCCACCCGACCGGGCCCCGCATTATAGGCAGCGGCCGTTAGCACTTCATTCCCATGATAACGGGCAAAAAGCTGGTCTGTGTAGAGCTTACCCAGCTTTCGGTTGTAATCAGCGTCAGTTCGAAAGCGCTTTTCATCCCATGGAATGCCGCTTGAGGCGGCAACTTGTTGGGCGGTGCTGGGGAGCATCTGCATTACGCCCACAGCACCTTTGGGGCTCACCTGATTCTGCCGGGAACGCTCGCCGTTTAATTCGATGCGATCAGCCATTGCCTTGCCATTCGAACTACCAAACCATTTCGACGGAGACGTGATGGTATCGACGGCATCGGAGAACATCTTGCTGACCCCAATCGAGGATTTGAAGTTACCGTCGATCGCATCGGAAAAAGCATGAGAGGCGGCGATCTCGCGATCGAGAATGCCCTCGGTGGAAGTTGCAGAAACATGTCCCGCCTCAGCTATGCTGCGATCGGCAGACTGGCCAAGGGTCGCGTTCTTGTTATCGACCCGCTCGGCATCGGCAAGCGCCTTGGCGTCCTGCACATTGCTGAAGCGTTTGCTTCCTGCCATTTGGGCGCGCAGCGCGGCGCCGCCTTGCGAAAGAAGAGGCAACAGATCGAGCGGCAGGCCCAATTGGCCAGCGATCTGGCGTTGGCCGTAGGAGTTACGCTTGCTGATCGCATCGGCAATGCTGGCCATCGTATCTTCATTGAGATCGACGCTGCCGTCTTTCTTGCGTTTGACCTTGATGCCAAGGCGCGCAAGGATTTCCTGCTTCCCAGCATCGCCATACATCGCGCCATTGAGCGATTCCTCAAGCCCGGCGATGCCCTGCATACCAGAGCCCTTGGCCGCGCCATTACGGGCCGCAGCAGCATCGAAGGCCTGAAGCGCTTCACCGCCCACACCATAGATCTTGGCAAAGCGGCTCACCTTGGCGGTGTTTTCCGCCCAGGCCGCGCCAAACTTTTGCGCGGCCACGACCC